TCTTATTATCGAACCTTCTGCTAAATATTGAGCCGAGAAGGTTCCAGTTGCTTTTACGGCCGAGGTCATGGTTAAAGTGCCTAATGTCGTCCAAGTTCCACCTGAAAAATTAGCATATGAAATAATTTCTAAGATAACAGAGATACTTCCAGATGTTAAATCCATAGATGTTATGGTCCATGTTAATAATTCGGCTCCATAAGGACATTCGGCTGTAACTTTGGTTCCAGTTGTAATAACCTCAGCTCCATTGTCAATAACTAAAGTCACACCCATTTTTCCATTTATAACGTGTTTTAAACCGTTTTCATCAACAGCTATAAATTTGTTTCCTTCGTTAATCAGTTTCATACGATTTGCGGTTGCCGATGGTGCAATAACTTGTTCTGCCAATTCAATGACGCCATTATCAACAGCGCCACTCGAAGCTCCAACAATAAGACCGCTACCAGCATGAAGATCGCCGCTTGCATTAATATCAACTCCAGAAATATTACCAGCGGCTGTAACGGCGCCATTTGAAGCAACCGTTCCACCAGTTACAACCCCCGTTGCTGCTGTGATATTACCATCGGCGATCAAATTTAAATCCGTGTCAATATTGCCATCAGCATGAATTGCACCGGCAATATCCAATGGTGGTCCGAGAACTAATTCTAGAGCATCAATCTGAGCTTGAAGGTTGGTTACCTGATTTGAATCTAATTCGTTCTGTAAATTGGTAAACCATGTATCAAATTCGCTTTCCCATTGCGCAATAAGACTATCAATACTCATTGTATCAAGAATACCAGTTACAAATGGACATGAAGCCATACCAACTTTATTAGTAATCATACCCGCCGTTATTGTTGTAGTATTTGCCGCAACATAAATAAGAGCTAATGGATATTGATTAACTGTTTCAGTATTTGTTAGTGTTGGTTCAGCTGGTGAGGAGCCAGGTGTACCACTTACAATTTTAATTGAATTAGCGCGAACTTCTTCCAACTTATTTGTTTCGAGAACTATCGCATCAATTCTATGTAAAGAAACACCAGCAGCTGGAACAACCAAGGGATAATCTGCATCATTATTTGTCCAGGTTCCATCAAACCATGCTCTTCCTGATCCAACAATAATATTCATTCCACCGAGAGTTGAATTTGGGATTACCATTAGTTGGTCACCAATGCCCATAAACACACCATCATTTATTACGCCATTTAGCATTGCACTAAAATGTTCGGCATTATACAGACGGTCCTGGTTTAATGAATTATAAAATCCATAAGTTAAAGCCATATTATCTCCTTCTACTGTTCGTTATAATGACGAACGATATTTTTTTGTGAGGCAATTTATTCATCCACCTCTAAGGTCCCCTTGATTAATCCACCAAGTAAACTAATTTTCCACTTTTTTGGTACGTTGTATATTGGTAAGTCTTGTTCTGGTGGTAACTCTTGTTCGGATGGTTGTGTTGGTTCAGTATCATCAACCGGGGGTTGTGGTAGTGAATCATCGATTTTCCATTCTCGAGTTGTGTCAACTTTATATAGACCAAAATCGTACTCCCACCATGCTGGTAAACCATAATCACTCAAGGATACCGGTTTACTTACACCTGGCTGAAGCAATAACAATTCCCAATTATTTAACAACCTTAATGCTTCTGTTCGATTATTTTTTAAATAAGCATCCCAGGTAACAACATTTAAACGCAATAATGGTTTAAGATTCGTGGCGAAATAATCAGATATATATTGACCATATACTCTTATATGATCCAAATTAAACTGATACTCTCCCTTTGCTTCCCAGATATCAACTATTAATGGATTGCCATTATTCCAATTGGCATACCCTAAATCATCTAACAACCACTTAAAAGCACTTGCATTATCATATTCAGTATTACTTACCGATAAAGCTGGTTGGTGAATAATACCTCTTTTATCATGCTGAATGTTTGCCCACTTTGATAAAAACAATGGTTCTCGCTCGGTCCCGATCATTCCAACCATATAAACAAAATCATAATTCGAAGGAATGAGGTTTGGATAATCATTTATTACGTAACCTTTTTTCATTTTATTCTCCTATTCAATAACAAACGTAGGATATATTTTTGTGCCCTGTTCATTCGTTGATCGTATAATTTCCGTAATTCGAGCACTATACTCAGTTCCTCGGCCATCTTCTAGTTGAACAATATCACCTAAAAAGAAGTCGCGTCCATAAATATATTGAGAATCTGTATCAATATCTGCTTCTAATGTATTAAGTGCTGTAAGTTTGTCTAATTCTTCATAACCCTTACCTTCCAAATATGCTAAATACTCGCCAGATGGAATCGGTGTTCCCGTCTCATCATCTAAGGGTATATCACTACCATCAATATAGACTTCTTTCCTATCTAAATCAGTATCCGTTCCAACAACAGCAACTGGAACTGTAAATTCATCTCCAGCACCATATACGTAGCCAACAGACTTATGATTTGTGTAATCTTCTATTGAATTAGCCGATACGAGATTCTCAAATTCTCGCGAAAATATAACAAAAGGATAATCCTGTTGTGTATAATCTCGCCGAGTTCCATGATAAAAAGAGAATATAAATTTAATAGACGGAATAGTTATTAACTCTTCATTTAACTCTATCTTAAACCCATACCCTCTTGGTCTGCAAAGATCAACAAGTACATCATAAACAGTTTCATTTTTTTCAACTACTTTATAAATTGGATTCATTGACCACGAAGATGTTCCTTCTGCAAGAGTAAATCCATTTATTGTTCGATTGGTATCAATCGGGCTAATTATATTATCATAAAACATACTATCGACAAGAGGACTAAAAAACCCAATTGTTGGCGGAAAACCCAGGGCAAGTCTCCTTAATAATATTGACTCAAGAGATCGTCCTTTTACGGTTAAAATATATCCAAGATCTTTATCAAATTCCACATCGCGATTCTCTACAATCATTGCTTTTTTTGAATCATTCAATTTTACAAATCGATTCGGACTCATTAAAGAATGGAGAGTCGCATTATATGGTGCATAAAATTCAAAGTCTCCAAATCCATTAAATCGCTCAATCCATAACAAAGAAGTAAAACTATCAACTATTCCAACCTGTTTAAGGTTACTATCTATTACAGTTAGTTCTTCCATAGTTATAATCCTTCGTAAAGGGTTGGATTTTCAATTCTTACTTGCAGATTGTTTTCACCAGAAGAAGCAGAATATCCAATAAGATTATCACCAGTTCGTAAGATTAACCATTTCGAATCAATAGCCCTCATATTAAGCATATTATAATACACACCATTTCTTAGAAACTTGACATATTTATCTCCTCGAATAGAAGAAACGATTAGTTCATCTCCAAGTGTTAAACCTTGAGGATCCCAATCAACTGTATATAATAAATCGGTAATAAGAGAAAAGGTTTCTCCAGTCAATTCATTAAATAGAACAATATTTTCCGCTGAACCTAAAGCATGAATATGAATAACCATTCCTGTATCGGCTTCGCCATAATATGGAACGTTAATTATTGTATTGTTTAAAATTTGAGAAATTTCTATTAAATTTAGAGATAGAGATTCATTTGAAAATGGAAATTCAAAGAGAGGATCTATACCACTTAATGAGGTATAGGTTAATGCCGATGAATAAAAATATGGATCTGGACATACAATCGAAATCTGAGTTGCAACCCGTGGACTAAAAATGTTTACTGCATTTGATTCAACATATCCATATGTGGTTGCCTGTCTTGTTTCGGTTATAAACTCGAGTGATACTCGTTTTTTTATTGGAAAATATTTGTATGTTAATAAACGCGCCTCCTCTGGACTATATTTGTCTCCAAACACAAATGTAAATACAATATTTCGATTAGAAACCCGGGAAGTATTATAAACAGAACCGTCCTGTGCGGCTAATTCCGTTGTTACAACACTAGCCTTCGGGGGTTCTAATCCTGAAATATGTGCAAGGAGGAACCCGGATTTCTCCGGGAACCTCAATTCTACTGTTAGGACTTCGCCTAAATGGTTAGTTATTTTAACTGAATTTATCATTAAGGGGTTACCAATCCTTTCAGCATAGCTAGTTGATTTTTTGTTTGTCTGTAAATTTCAAGTTGTGATAAAGCCTTAGGTGAATAATTATTCTGAACAAACTGAACATTTTGTCCTAAGGGTTGGTTATCCTGAGTAGTAGCTGTCTGAACTATTGCATTTTGTTGTAAATCGCTCAAGGATTGACTGTTTGCTAAATTATAAGCAGTAGTACTATTCAATAAACCATTTATCGTCTCTGCATCGTTTTTAATATTACTTAGATCCATGACTGGAGTTATAACCGGGTTAAGTTGAACTTCACTATTAAGAACATCAGATATACCACTTATTGTTGATTTTATTCCTTCAACAGCAGAGGTTCCGACTCCTTTAGCAGCAGAAATAACTTTTCCAGATAAACTTAGCAGACCATTTATTAAACCTTCATCTGCATAACGACCGCTAGCATATGTTTCCTTTGACGGAGACTCATTACCCATGGCTTCGTTTATAGCATCAATAATACCTCGGCCCAAGTCCTTTGCCGCTGCCAGAACATCTGCAATACCATTCGTAATTCCGTTGATTAAACCTTGGACTACATAACCAGCAATAGTTTCTCCTTCTTCGATTTTCAAATATGATTTAACTCCATCCAAGAAAGCTGTTGCTAAATTTTCACACGCCTCTAATAATAATGGAGTGTTAGTTTCAATAGCAGTCGCTAATCCATTAATAAAGTCAATAATCACTTGAAAAGCGGTATTTGTAATCTCAATGGTTGCATCTCCTATTCCTTCAAGAAATGCCGTAATAATATCAACACCAGATTGAATAATTTCTGGGATTTTAGCTGCAATTCCATCCATAAAATTAATAAGAATATCGGCTGCAATCTCAATAACTTGTTGAATATTATCTGCGATTCCTTGTAAGAATGCTAATAATAAATCGAAACCAGCTTGAATAAAATCTGGTAATCGTTCCGTTATTGCTGTCAATAGTGTTGTAAGGAGATTAAGAATCGTTTCAACGATCAACGGAATGGCTTTTCCTATTGTTGTTAAGACTGTTGTTAAAATTGTTAGTACTGCTTGTCCAATTAATGGAGCATTATTAATAATAATTTTAAGAAATGCCATAAATCCATTACCAATTTGTGTTACCGCAAATGGAATAAGTTTTAAGAATTCCTTAATACCAAATATCATTACTGCAATTGCTCCAGCGCCACCGGCAGCAACGAGTGCTAGTCCGGTTCCAAACAACATCAAACCAGCACCAGCAGCGAGAGTTGCTAATCCAATTAAGAATATAGAGACAGCTAGAGCGGCAATAACTGGAACTACGGGAGCTAAAACCATACCTGCAATACCAAGAATAGCAAATATCCCAGCAATTGCAAGTAATCCTTTTCCAATAACTTCAAGTGGTAAACTACCAAGCATTAATAAGGAAGGCACAAATATAGCTAAAGCAGCTGCGATAAGAATCATTGCAGCAGCCCCAAATAACACCTGGGGATTTGCAATTGCAATCATACCAATAGCTAAAAGTGCCATCATGGCACCAAGTGCTCCAATACTTTTTGTTAAATCATCCACCGACATTGTTGCAAGAATTGCTACTACTCCAGTAAGTTCTAATAATGCGATTGCAATAATACCCATAGCTAAACCAGCAGCTGCAATTCCAAGAGCGTTGGTACCCATTTGACCCATTACAACCGAGAATATAAGCATCTCAGCCATAAGGACCGATATTGCCGTTATCCCTTGTTGAAGTTCCTCTGGTTTCATGGTAGCAAATATCTTTGCAGCTCCAGCCATTAAAATTACAGCAAGGGCCAATCCCATCATTCCAGTTGCAGCTCCAGTAATGTTTCCACCACCTTTGCTGAGAAGCATCATTGATGCTATTAATTCAGCAATGACTACGCTCATGGCCAGAATACTATTTGGATCCACACCATCTAGTTGTTTTAGAGCAAGGGCCAAAATAAAGACGGCACTTGCTAATATTAACATGTTTGCCGCGCCTCTAAACCCGCCCCCGCCAGATTTATCCAAAACGACCATTGCTGCACCTAAATTTGCAAATAAGACAGTTATAGCTGTACTAGCTGATAAAAGTTTATCGCTGGGTAGCAGAGTTAATACCAACAATGCTAGGGCCAATATACCTATTGCTATGGCAATGGTTTGAAGTTTTTGTGCATTGAGAGTCTCTTGATAGGTTTCTAAGGTACCTTTGAGACCATCAAATATACCACTAATATTTTCAATAGCACCTCCTACACCATCACCAATTCCTGCCATACTTTTAAAGAAATCAAGAATTCCATACCCAGCTCCACCAACCGCAAAACCAGTTGCAATTTTAAGAAAGCCCGATAGGCCCTCAGTTTTCCATGTATCAGCAAAGAAAGTTTTAATTTTGTCAAAGACACCTTTTAGGAATTCCCATATAGGGGATAATTTATCACCGACATAAGTAAAAAACGTTTTTAAACTATCATGTAACTTATCCAAACCCTCCGTACTAACGCCCTTCATAGATGCAAGTTTATCACTAAATCCTTGAAAGAAGTCACCAACCTTTTCAAATTTAGGAAGATTGATTGACCAGTCCTGAAACTTAGTAAAAATATTCTTTAAACTTTCAGTAAAGAATTTTGAATCTTTCAAAGCTTTCATACCATCTTTAATCTTAGTAGCAATTAGTACAATAGTATCTGCTATGGCTTTCGCAATGGCAACAAATGTTCCAGCTTTTTTAGCTGATTCATTCAACTTAATAAACCAATCTCCAAGTCTGGCAAAGAAACTTAAAATATCCGCACCATCTTTTTTCGGAATCATATCAAAGACCTGCTTTATTCCATCAACAAGACCTTTTATAACGCCTTTAATAACATTCCAACCTAACTGCAATGCCGAAAAAACTCCCTTAAATATGGTTTTAATTTTATCAAGTTGTTCTTCTGTAAGAACAAGCGAATTTAAAAACTCCCTAATACTTTGTGCCAATAGGACCAGTTCGAATTTTGTTTTTGGGGGAAATATCTCTTTAAATGCATCTGTAACTGTTTGTAAAATTTCCCATAGACTCTTTATTGGTGTGTCTATATTATATAAAACAGCTTTAAAAACTCCAGCAGAACTCCAAAGTTCTACCATTTCGTTTCTAGCAGCAGAGGTTTGTCCTACAATAGTCCCTATTAGGCTCGAGATATTAGACCAAAGCTCCGAGGCCTCTTTAAAGTCTCCAAAAATATGCTCAAATGTCATTGCCCAACCAGAGCCAAGAGCTTCTTTCGTTGTATCCATTAACTGACTGAAAGTTCTTACTTTTTGCGCAGCTTCTGTTGCTTTAGCACCAATCTCAGTTGTTTCATCTGCATATTTTGCTAATGTTGTAGTTAATACTTCGGTTGTCATCCATTGCTCTTGCAAAGATTCATTAAAGTATTTAGTAGCGCTAATTGGTTCATCCATTCCATTGCCACTAAGAACTTTATAAAGTCCATCTGTCGTCTTTTCTAGAGTTCCTGCTGCAACGGCTGCTTCTAACAACTCGGTTTTAAAATCTACAGTTGCCATATTTGCGGTCTCGATGGATTTCCAATCAATTAATTTAACATAACCAGCAGATAATGCTTGGGCAAAATTATACATTGCTCTTGATGCATCCCATGAACTGGCGCCAGCTAAAGCAGCGGCATTACTTATACCTTGAATAGAGGCAACAGCTAAATCTAGATTAACTCCAGCGTTTGTAAATTTACCAATATTTGAAGTCATATCTGAAAAACTATAAATGGTTTGATCAGCATAATTATTTAATTCTTCTAGTTTTTGATTAACCTGATCTAAAGTTACTGGTAAACCCTCGGCAGTTCTACCAGAGGCCAATATTGTTTTAATGGAATTAATCTTTAACTCGTATTCACCAAACCCCGCCGTAATTTGATCCAATGTTAATGACTTTAATAATTGTTGGCCTGCAACTACTGCTTGATTACCGATTTTCATTAATGCCCCAGTAGCAATCGCTCCTAAGACTGAAAACTTACCCATAACTCCACCGGCAATTCCACCAAGCTGATTCATGCCTCCGCCATCGGTTTTATTTAAAGCATCATTAAACTTTTTTAAAGAATCTTCAGATCTAGCAATATTTTTTTCAAATCCGGAATTTTCAAAATCTAGTTGTGCAACACGTCTGTCAATCGTTTTACTCATAAGTTTGCAACCTCCCGTAAGCAATCATCTGCAATTTTATCAAATATAGGTCGCAATGCAGGATTAATATAATCTATTCCTTGAACATATCCACCCGTTCCGGTTCCGTGACCATATTGGATTAATATAGCTAATGGAATACCATTACCAACAATATGATCATTTGTAAATACCAGTTTTGCGCCATCTATTTCGTATCCCCATTGACTAGCGGTTTCACCAGTTCTTATTGGAGTTGCTTGTTGAAGTGCCATAACACCGATTTGACCGTACTTTTCAAATATAGCCCGTATTCTAGACGGTAATTTGATTTTAGTATCATTAAAGAATTTAAATGTGGGCTGAAATTGGCCTTTATGAGTAATCCGTATCATAGCACCTCCTTTCATTTAGTCAGGGCATTGTTTTTCAAGATATTCAAGATATAGTCGTTCAAATTCCTCTTCGGAAACTATTCTCCAACGTGTTTTCTTTTCCCACCAAACGGCCTCTTCTCCATTTCCACCTAATCGTTTATATGTTTCATGAAGAGCTGTTTGGACCCTAAATTCATCATCAGTACAGGCCCCGATATCGCGATGTTCTTTAAAGCACATATAAAGTTCATTACGAATTATACCCTTTAAGGCCTCGGCCATTAAAGCTTGGGAGTTACTTGACTCCTGTAATTGACGATTAATTTCCTCAATCTTTTTCGGAAGCTTACGAACTTCATCCATTGAGTCATCAGCTCTTTTTGCATCCTTAATAATTTTTCCAATTTTTTCAAAGAGCGTAAGGATTGTTACAATCCCAGCCGCAGCAGTTACAATAATTTGCCAAGGTTCCATGTCATTCTAGTGTTCCCTTCTTGTAAAATTAAGAATCACCCATCTGGTATCTGAGACTCTTCCCCAAATAATTTTGCCTCTTTGTTCGGTTTCAAAAACAGTAAAAATTTCCCCAATCCTTGTTGGCCATTCCATTGGATAATTTCTCCCAGGTCCGGAATGAGATGGAACACTAGCAGTTGCTATAACATTATATGGTATAAACTCTGGTAATTTTTCATTTTGGGTCCATTTCGAATCAGTTTCATCTACCTCTTCATTGATAGATACTTCGTCCGATTCGTCAACAAGAGCTGGTGGTTTAAAAAGCGACTTTATAAAATCTTCTCGATTTTTAGTCGGCCTTTTTGATTCTTCGTTCAAATTTTGATCTAAATCTTCATTGTTCACGGCATCATCCTTTCGTTTGTAATTGGTTTCGACGCGCAGCATTTAATGCTCTATTCTGTGCAAGAATTTCATTTCTAGACATTTTCTTTTGCGGGCTATTTTTAATACTGCAAACTCGAATAAGGGTCAAAAGACGATTAAGATGCCACTTTTGACATTCAAATGGAATATTAAGGGCAATCATCCAATAATAAATTAATTCGGAGGTTATTACTTCGTGTTGTCGTCCTGTCTGTTGCGTTTTACCAAATGTTGTAGCTGTCATGGGAGCGTCAATGTATTCATTAATTGTTGTTAATTGATCATCCGTTATAATGTCCTCAATTTTTTCTGGAACATTTCGAGAAACGATCATACATTTAACATAATCGCGAATTTGTTCATTGGTTTTCTTTTCTTTAGTTAAAAAGGGTTTACACCATTTGGTTTCCCATTTAGATAGCGAGATAAGAGAATGTTCTAATTCAATCTGCCTACCTGGCACGTCAACAAACTTAGAGGTTGATTCATCAAAATACTCTTTTTGGGATGTAGTTATAATTAACATTTCTTATCTCGCTTATCTGCTAAATGAAAAGAATCTATCCTATCGATCCAACAACCGTTGAATAAATTTAAGCATATCATCTTGGTTTGTAAGCATTTGCTCAACAAAAGCATCATATGCAGCCGATTGTTTAAACCGTACTAAAACTTCTGAAGATTTATTAAATGCGGATCCATCCTCACTACGTTCACCATAAGAAAGGTCAATAAGTTTATCTAATAGACGACCAACCATTCTGGCACTTTCCGCGACAAGTTGTGTCTTTGGATTAAACGGATCTTTTTCATCAAATTCACTTCCGGTTTGTTCTAATAACAATCCGCGTTCTTTCAGTTGTTCTCCGAGCCTCATAATCTCACTATATGAATCATCAGAAGCTGTTAAGATATTGGCTTTTGAGACATGAAAATATAGATCTTTTGTACGTTCAACGCCATTGAAGTCGGTAAATTTAATTGTTTGTTTTAACATACTTTAATTTCTCCTTTTTAGATTAAAATATAGGCCCCAAAGTATTAGTTTGGGGCCATTGTATTACCAGTTAAACTGCTAAACAGCGGTTAACAAAGTAATAATTTCATCTGGTAATGGTAAGTTCGGCTCAGTTGTAGTATCACCAAACAATTCTTTTTCAAGCAAAGCCAATTTTGCGGCATTTGCTTTTGTACTATCAATAACTAATGTTGCTGTAGGTTTGTGGCCCGTCACAGGAACAGGGGTTGTTGAAAGTTCCCAACTGAAAGTAATGGCTTCTGGGGTTTCATTAATAGTGCTGTACGCTTTCTCTGAGGGAGAAGCCTGAGCACCATAAATAATGTGAATCTTATAACCAAGATCATTACCTTCAACATCATTACCAAGAACCGTTACATAAACCAAACCAAATTTGGTTCTTGATTGTTGACCAATAAATGCACCAACTACAGCTTCAACAGATCCGTCACATGCTGCAAATTCATCTGGATAAGTGAAAGCTTCAATAGTTGCAGCAAATTCTTCTGCGCCAACAAGCGATAAATACTTAATATTATCCGCATAAAATGGAGTAGCCTCCGCTCCTGAGGGTGATTCTGAAACGGCTGTTAAACCATTCCAGGCAACCCCAAGAGGATATGCGCCCAAAGCGTCCATAGGATATAGAACGCCCTTACTAACACCGGTTTCGTAAAAACGTTCACCGATTGCATCCCAAACTAATGCTACCATAATAATTAACTCCTTTAGTAGTATAAAATGAATGTAAAATGATGTAGATTATCAGCAACAAAATGCCTATCAAAACTGCAATACTCGAGATTCATTAAAGAATTTGGAATCTCGGATTCTGGATTTTTATCTATAATGGTCACAGTATAACGCGTTTTGTTCTTATACTTAATAGAATCAGCATATGATGTATTAATTGTATCCAAAAAATATGTTATGCATGGATAGGTCATCTTTATCGATGCTGGGGGTTGAAAGTAAACATAACTACTACCTAACAATATTACTAAAATATCATGTAATGCGCGTCGTTTCGTTGAACCAAACTCATCCATTATAGACCTCGCCCAATTTTAAAATCAAGCGCGGACGTGCAATTTCAATAGTTGATACTTTCCATTTAACGCCCTGCCATATCACATATTTAATTGTTTCAAGATTTGCATACGCAAATATATCGCCAATTATACTTATTTGATTTGCTATTACAAGATTATCATTTAGATTATCAGTTGCTTCCCAGCGTCTCGAGTTTTGTAAAATATCGCCACGATATATGCGTTCTACAACATCATCTTCAAATACTCCCGGAGATACCTGTTTTGAAGTAACATAACCAACTTTACCATAAAATTTTGCCATAATATCTCCAGTCATAAAAGAGGGGTCAGTTTCCTAACCCCTCAAAATATCAATTAGCCAGATTAAACGGATGTATCTTCAGTCCAAATAACCAAAGCTGAATGTGGAACAGTTAATGCACCAGAGATACGAGTTTCGATTAAGTATTTATATTGATTGTAATCGATATCGAAATCATCCATCATTGTTAATGCACCACCTTTATCGGCACCCAGGGAATAATCAGCCATGTTAACAACCACACCAGCTAACCAACTTTTAGCAAAGACAGCAGTACTTGGGTTCGGAAAAGCATCCATGGTTGGAACTTCAACAACTTCTTTTACACGCAAAGCAGCTGCTAAATCGCTTTCGTTCTGGTATAAGCGACGACCGGTTGTATCCTTGAGTAACAACATGTTGCTCAGAATATCAGGAGTTGTGAAGAATGTGGGGGTACCACTACCCTGGTAATCTTTACGACCCATAACGATTGCATCAATCAATTCGGCGGTTGTTGGTGCTGTATTAGCACCAGTTGCTTCAACATTTACAGGAACTGCATATAAGGCAGCGTCCAGAGCAATTGGGCGAATTTTGGTTTCGATAATTTTATCATCGCTTGCAACAGAGCGGCCATCGGAATGTAACATTGCACGAGCAATTTCCTCTTCCAACATAACACGCATTTCATTGCGTAACCAAACAATTACATCAAAATCGGTAATATCGATCAAGTCATCGCGATCAATTTTCTGTTTCTTGTAGACGGTTTGCGGATCGGTTGTGCGTTTGAGAATAGCGATAACTTCTTCAGCTTTCTCATTTCCTTTAACATAACCCATTGCCCGAGCGGTTTCCGGTGTCAAATCTGCAACAAGAGTCTTAATTTTGGAAAAGGGAACGTGTTTGGCAGCCCCAAAGACCTTGCCTACCCACTCCATTCGTCGTGAAAGGAATTGTGGGGTTGGAGAAGTTCCCCGATAACCATCGGGGAACAAATATCCAATATCAGTAATTGAATGTTGTAAAGCTTTGTCTTCCTCATTGCCCTCATAAGCCATATAGGCATCCTGAATTGAATCAAAGCCATGGGCCAGGAACGCATTTTTCAGGCTAGCCTGTGAGCGCTGAGCATCGGCCAGGATCTCGCGCAGTTCGTCACGTGTTAATTTGTGCATAAGATTTTCTCCTTCAGTAACAGATTTGTCAAAAACGTTTTTTTTCATATCAGAATCTCCTTCAATAGATGTTTGTTTAACTTCGGTTGTTTCCTCTTCTTCGTCTTCGTTTTGAAGTTCGGAAGCTTGTTTCATCGCTTCAGCAATCATAGCATAAACAACTATTTTTTGCTGGTCATTAAATGTGTCAAAAATTTCTGCAACGGTTGGATCATCGGCCGCATCCTTTTCCTCAGAATCGGTTTTATTCTCAGCATGATAAATCTCCAACTCATCTTGAGATGAAATAATTGCTTCTGTTTCATCTTCAACAATTGATCCATCACCATGTTGAAATGCGATATTATCAATATATGCTCCAGCATTTGCGCCAGCAATGACAAGACTCACTTCTCTAATGACACCGTGCACGACATTCTTTGCCTTTTCAACAAGTGAATTGGCATAGATTGATAGCGCTTTGATGTCTCCATGTTTAATGGCTTCTTTAGCATCTTGTGCTGCAGGAGACTCATTAAATGAACAATATGCATATACGCCATCTTTACGATTTTCAAGCACTGCATGTCCAAGAATATTACTTGGCTCATTGTGCAAATGTTGCCAAACTAATGGAACGGTCTGGCCATCGTTATCTTGAAAAGCATCTGGAAGAATAGTCCGTCCATCGGTGCATTTCAAGCCGACTCTAGTTGCGTAACCACTAAAGTCATATGAACCTTTTTTAGCCATAATTTTTATAACTCCTTCTATTTTGAATTTTCATCTAGGTCTTCACCATCTTCCTCGGCAATGTCTTCTGTCGGCGCTTCCAATTGAGGATTTGCCTGATAATTTGGTTGATCTTGCTGCGGCATGTTCTTGTTACGCAGCTCATCCGCTTGAGGAGCAGTGGATGGTTTTAGTCCAAGAACAGATCGAACTTCATTAGATGTTAATATTTCATTACGTGTAAATCCATCAGCCATATCAGCTAATTCATTTGCTGGAATCAAACGCAGAACATCTTTGAATCCCATTATTCTTTGCCCTTGAGTTCGTGCTGTTTTTGTCAGGAACTTTCTACGCATTTCATCGGTAACACTTGTTACCAGGGGTTCAATAGTTCGATTATAATAATTCATCATCTTAGATTCGCTTGCTGTTCCATCAAACACATCTGCCGAAATCCCAAGTTGACTATACAGCAGATTAGTTAAATAAGTTATCTGCTCAAGCAAATTGTTTTCGGAAGGTCTGTTTAATTGTGTAATTCGTTCTGTGCCATCAGTATAAGCAATTCCGTACTTACTTCCACTTAACTGACGCTCAATAGCTAACCGACGTTCTTCGGCTTGCTTTTGCCTTGCTTCGGTTTTAATAACATATGGTAATTGAATAATTAAATCAAGTTTTCCACTCCCACTCTGCTCATCAACAGCATCTAGTAAAATTAATTTACGAATTAATCGACGAAGAGTACCATTTGGTTCATTCATAACTGCATAATGTGGATTTTCAATAATACCAACAATAGCTTTAGGTAATGTTATTTCTTCCCTGATTCCTTTATTATCATTGTATGCTTCAATCCGAACGTGGTTTGGATACCAAGCCATGACCTTTCCAGTTCGTAAAGATAAAATATCAAAGCCACCGGTCGAGATTGGAGATATTGTTGTATCCGTTGGAATAATCGCAACTGAACCTTCGTCAAACATACTCAAAATAACATCTTGTAAAAATGATCGATGGGTCTGGTCTTTATTTGCTTCAATTGTTAAACAATTGTTTAAGCCGGTATTCAAAGTTTCTAAATAACGATTCTGATCGTCAACTCGAACATGAGCCAAATCATACGAAGCAACATCTAACGCGATACGATTATAAATGGCCGTTAATATGGTCTTTTCGTTGCCTCCAGAAAAGCGAGGAGTTGATGGACCAACAGATGAATAATATCCAAGATCCCGATATGTATACTCTTCATCAGAGACCCCGCGAAATGCATTCCATGCCTTCCGCATTCTATAACTAATTGGTTGGGCCATAGATTAGCCTCCTTTTCTGATTACTTTTTCATATATGTATCCTACTTTCTTGTTAATTCGTATTGCAAATATTAGAATCATCATATCACCCAATAATTGTCTTCGGAACTTTAACAAGTGTTGTAGCAATGGCATCAAGAATATCACCAGGATTCGTCTTCATTGCCGCTTTAGCTAACTTGGCCCCAATTATACCAGCCATTGAACCGAGAGCAATTCCGCCATATTTACTCATAAAATTTTTAGTTGCTTTTATACCTGGAGTAATATCGTCTTCTTGAAGATCTTTAAATCGCTTTTCTTTCTGTAGACGATTAATTCGTTTATCAAGATCCTCATCGGAAAGACTTCGACGATTTTTCAATGCAGATTTCCGATCTTTTTTAATATTAGAACCACTCGATTCACCTTTACGAATACCCCATTTCATACCGCTAACGCCATAATGTTTTAGATCATCACTCTGTTTATTCTGCTTCATCGTCGTCGCCCTCATCTTCCTCAGCTAATGCGGCAAGATCTTCCTCATTGACTTCAAAGAATTCGGCTGGAAATTTAAATCCGGTTACAAAATTATCACTATCAAATTCTGTTTCAAGTACCCAACTTCGTTCATTTGCTTTTGCATGTTGCAGCGCTGAATGTTCTAAATCAGTTACCTGCGTTAATTGAAAGTCTGGTAAAAAATCATTAAAGCCTTCAATCTGGGTTATTTTATAATTTGTTCCCGCAAGATGCTTGGTGGCAACACTATTTAAAATATCCTCCGTCTTTTTTGTCATTGCTTTAGAATATTCTTCGGCTTGGTCATCATTCCACTTTAATTTACTACCATATTTAGCCTTATATTCCTTATTAATACTATCCCAGGGTTTTTGTGCTTCCATTTCTTTATCAAAGTCTTTGACAATTTTATTACTTAAAGCTTTCTTTTCCTTCTTCATAACCTTTACTGGATCTGCAGCATCTTGTTTTTGTTTATTAACAAATTTCGCACCCCAATATGGTCCAAGTGCCATCCCAATGGCAAACTTTTTACCGGTGGGCATACCTTTAGTTGCCTCGTGCCAATCTTCTTCGACACTCTTTTTACCAGAAGCCCCTTTTGATCCACTAGAATTACCGCCTTCAGAATCACTAGCCTTACGAACGCCCCATTTCATACCAAGTACACCAAAATGGGCTAACACTGATTCCTCATCATCAGAATGAATAAGTGAATTAACTCGACGAAGATCTGTACTACCTTTCATACTATTACTCATGTTTACCTCCTTTCTTTAAATATACTACACTATTCTGTAATTTAAAAATACGATTGGATGTATTGTCCATTATACCTCCTATTCAAATGCTTCTTTGTTTAATTTATATGCAACATAAGCATCTAGAAGGGCGGCAACAGAATCAATCTTTTCCGCATGCCTTTTCTTTAATAGCTTTCTATTGCCATTAGTATCTTCCATTGTAACACAATTGCCCATAGTAAATGAAAATAGTTCTTGATCGAATATTAACATCCTTTCTTCACTAAGCTTTTTAAGTTCACCAAGAGGAACTGATTCTGTCTTTGCACCTTGAATTACCTTTTCAATACCGAAAGGTCCATTTTCTCGTTCCCATCGTTCAACAAATTCTCGAGCATTATATGGATCAAACCCAAATGCTCTTATATCATACTGTTGATCGATAATAAACTTATCAAGATCTTCATAAACATCCATCATATCCAAAACAGCTCCGTCTAAAACCATTAGTGATGCCTCTTCAATAAATTCATCATACTTGGCTCTCATCGCCCCTGGTAACTTCATTAAGGTTAAACTTGAAATATAACATCTGGTTTTTATACCATATTCTCCTCGAGAAAGAGGAAACAAAAATGTAAAAGCACAGAAATCATCACCTTGTGAAAGATCTCCGCCAAGGGCACAGGGAAGTTGCCAAAAATTTCGACGACGATGTGGTAAGGTTTCTTCATAAGTAAAGAAGTATGTATAACCTTCCATTGGTATACCAAAGCGCTTTGCGAGAATATCATTCCGTGTTGCAGGAGCTTTTTCAGCTCTTTCAACATCTAGTTGATATGCCTCATATGTTACAGTTCTTCCAAGATTTGGATTGGCTTTTAACCACATCCGTGGATCTTCAACTTCTTTGATATCATCAAGTCTGTAATACCAAATCGAGACATGTGGATTAATGTACTCGCCTTTTAAAATGTCCAAAAGTTCCATTTTGATTGTATCACCACTGCTATTTCTAACAGTCCCTTCGGAACTCACAGCAACAATTAAATAATCATCTAATTTGCTTGCGCCTTGTTCAATGGCCCCAACAACGTCTTCTCTAATGTCTCCCGATAACCATTCATCTATCGTTGTTATCTTTGGGCGAAGACCCTGCAACTTATCTATAGACATTGGGCGAATTTCTAATAAAGAACCAGTTAGAAAGTTTTCAATACCACGTTTTGTAGATGATAATTTTACTCTATTGGCTTTATTACCAGTAGTATTATGTATTGAACCTTCGGTCAAAAACTTAAACAGTGGACCGCGAGCTCGAGTAATAGCAGTTCGAATTGGTGACAATACTTCTTCGCTTTGCTTCATGGTTGGGGCGGTTGTAATCTGATGGGTTGTTGAAGTATCAACACTCAAAAAGAAGTTTTGAATAGCGCTTGCATACATCGATTTCGCGGCACCACGGGCAATGATTAAATATTGCTTATTTATAAGTCTCTTTTTAATCATTCGTGTTACATAACGTCCGCCACTACCATCAGCATTTGGTTCGTATACACTTCTTTCAATAAAGTAATACCATCCAAATATTTGTTCAGCCCATAGCTTAAAAGTATCTAACAAATGAAGGTCCGCACCATCTGTTAAAGTTAATTCCTCTTCACAGAAAGCAACAAAACCTTCAACAGCATCTGAATCATAGTAAATTGATGGATTTCTCACTAACTCATCAATGCGATTCATTTCCAATGCGATTTCTTTACAAACTGGTATCTGACCTCGCAACACGGATTCTCGAAACGCTTTATAATAAATTGGAGTTGCCGTGTTTGATAGTGTCATAATATTTACGGCTTAATCTTTTCGAGGATAGACATATAACCATCATCATAGATTGTATGCATATCCGAAGTTTTGGTATCAAATAACCTGGATCCCCAACTATCCATACGCGCTTCAGTTTCTCGTCTTGTTTTAACAACGTCAACTAATTTTTTTGTACCTATTCCAACAGCTACTCGTCCGGCAAGCAATCCGCCTCGAATACCTAAAGAAATTGCATGTTCTGGAGTAAATCCATCATATTGCTTTTTTGTTGGATCGCGTTTACCTTCATCTGTATAACGTTTTAAAGCATTGTTTGAATTTATTTCTTTAATCCCATAGGTTGTTGCTGCCTTAACCACAAGATTTACTGCCCATTTAGGATCTTTAAAATCTGGAGGTTTTCCCTGAGTAGCCATCGAGCCAAGCATATCAAGTGCAATAGTATTTGCCATAGCCCCAAACATCTTTTCTGGAACGGTTTTAGAAGCCCAATTTGCATTTGCAAAATCAGAAGCTGCTCCCATACTATCTTGAGTACTTATATTCTTTGTAATTTTTTTGGCCTTTGCACGTCTAGCATCCGCAGAACCATCATTACGAATACCCCATTTCATACCTCGAATACCATAATGAGTAATTACCCGTTGATCATCTTTAACTATCATGCCGCCTCCTTTCTTTAAATATCATTAATTCGTTTAATTACATTACTATTTAAAACTGCTTGAAGACCAAAATCTTTATGCCAAATAAAAGCTTGGGCTAATCTCGTGCTTCCAACAAATCCGTTGTCCGTATGCCAGGCATCATTTGCAGTTATAGCACCAATTCGTCGAAAACCAATACCATTCACTGTTGTTAACATTTCTGTATGTAAATGTCCCAAATGAAATTCGCGAAATATAGATTTGCCCCATAACTCGGGAGCTTCAATTTGCATTAATCCTTGCAAACGTTTTCCCTCTTGTTCTCCGTGAGAATAGCCAATAAGATTTTTACCAAACAATCTATATTTTCGTGAAGTTGCCGTTAAATCAACTGTAACGCTATCTGTTTTCGAATAACGTTGAGCAAGTCCAACAACAGCCGCATAACTTAACATACGATCATGATTTCCAGGAGTCCATAATATCTCAACCGGTGCAATTTTACGTAGTTTTTCAATACTCCAAACCAACATATCAACACCTTTTCGAAACATTTTCTGCCAACGGGTGTCAGTTGTTAATTGTGTTCCATTTGTTGTTGTTGCCTTTGGTGTATCATAGTGGAACAAATCTTGTCCGATCGGAAATATGATTTGTTCAAACTTACCAAATTTTAAAGCTTTTTCAATTAGATCTTCTATTGTACTAACCCATAAGTATTCCGCAACTTTAAGATCATAATCGGCCCCGCTTTCTTCCCACCATGCTAATTTACCAAAGTGGGCATCCATCATTGGTAATTCAAATAATAAACTATCTGATGTTGGGGCTTTGTATTTGATTGTATCAAGACTAGCTGGTTCAAGCTCTTTAAAAGCTTCAAGGACCTGAGGAAATGTAAGATTTCCGCCAGTTGGTTTAACTCGTAAAGAAACTGAACATTTCCTATTCTGGACAGTGTGTGGTTGCGATGATTTGACAACTATACCATCAATTATTTCTGAATTGTCAAGTTTCATCGTTGTATCCCATGAACCCTTTTCAACTGTATAACTTAAAACTTCCCATAGCATTGGATCTAATCCCATCTTTGCCATAACAGCATGTGGGCTAGATGCTTCTTCATCGGTTAAATAAATATCCTGTTGAATCGTCGTACTTTTATCTTTGTTTACTTTAAATGTAACCCCTTCAGTTGTTTTTTCTTTATGTTCCTCAATATCATGTTGTATCTCTGGTTCTAGTTGTACAATTTTATTAAATTTATTAATGTGTAATTTTATACCAGCTAAATATAGAGCGGCATTATGATAAGAAAGATGCTTTCCATAAATTCTTTCTAATTTATGTTGAGCGTTTCCGGGTCCATTTAAAATATCGTTAATGATTGAATTCACCAAAGAAATCTCCTTTTATGTAGTTGGTTTATGATGTTGTGAAATATATTCGAGATTCCTATTAATAACTGGACCCCATGATAGAATAGAGAAATTTGAAATCATCTTCTTATCATAAGCCAAAAGGCATACTATTTGATCGCTTGGGGTCCAGATTCTAATCCGAATATCTTTTCTATTCTCCTTTAAAATTAACCTATCCATTAAGAAGAATCTCCTTATCAAAGAGACTATTCAGATTTTTGATCACTAAATGAATATCCAATAACCGGAATTCCCTTGGTAAGTTTATAGGCCAATTTACTGCTAAGCAGTTGTAGTAGATAACCTAAAGCTGTTACAATAAAACCAAGAAGTAAATTTACAGCATTCCAATCAACATGAACATTAAATAACAACGTTGCTGAAACTCCAATAAAGGCAAGAAGATTTAAACCCTTAACCCATTTATCGCTTGTTCCATCTTTAACAACATTAAAGCGTTTAAGAAGATTGACAATCACGGAAATTAACCCACCAAGACTGCCAAGTCCTGCTAAAATACCTAAAGCCTCACTAAACATATAACTCTCCTTTAATACTATTACTTTTTATCAACGATTTTAATTGTCATCATTCTTTTCTCAATGCGAGGAGGATCATTCGATGTTTCTACCTGGCATGTCAATATATAAGAATTTCCTAGAATACCACCAGTAACCCAGGCAGTAACCTGACCTAGACTTTGCATAACTAAAATTACACTTAATTCGGCTGGATTTGATGAAACCACATCATAATTAACAATCGTTTCATTCTCTTCTAGCCAGGGATCTTCATCCAGATCATCTGTATAGTTCCAATCAAATGTAAAATCAAGTTGGGTACTACCAGGAAGTTTTGTAAAAATTGGTATATCCATTTACACCTCTTATTCATTAATTATTCGAAGAGTTCGATCTTCAAACATAATTTTTGTTGATCTATCTTCAAATATAATTGGTATTAATCTATCTTCCGCCATAATCTTAATGGTTCTAACAACTGGAGCAATGTCAAAAGGCGTTATAAATCCAGCAATATCAAAAGTAGAATCGATTAAAATATCCGCATAACCTTCATAAATTCCTTGCGTAGTTATAAATCCATTTACAAACAAGTTTGAATCTATACTAATATTAGCCGATCCATAATGTGTTGGATGTATCACATAACCATTAACAAGAACTTCTGAAGTTACAAATATTATACTAGATCCCTCATATGTTGGATGAGTGACTGATCCATTAACTGTTAATTCGGATAAAATCAGAATATCAGAAGCACCATCTTTGAAACTCAATGATTCAACTGATCCGCTAACTGTTAATTCAGAGGAGATTGTAACGGCTGCTGTACCCTCATGCGTTGGATGCGTTACTAAGCCAATAACCGTTAACTCAGAGGAAACTGAAATATCGCTGGCACCTTCATGAGTTGGATGCGTTACTAAGCCAATAACCGTTAACTCAGAGGAAACTGAAATATCAGTGGAAGCATCCTTATACCCAGGAGCTTCAACATAACCACTAACTGTTAAGTCTGATGAAACTGAAATATCGCTGGCACCTTCATGTATTGGATGAGCGACTGATCCACTAACTGTTAATTCTGATGAAGCGGCGATAGCAGCGGCACCTTCATGTGTTGGATGAGCGACTGATCCATTAACTGTTAAGTCGGATAAAGCAGTTATAGCAGCGGCACCTTCATGTGTTGGATGAGCGACTGATCCGCTAAGGCTTAACTCAGAAGACACTAAAATATTACTTGAACCTTCATGAGTTGGATGAGCGACTGATCCGCTAATGGTTAATTCGGATGAGACTAGAATATCTGTGGAACCATCTTTGAAACTCAATGATTCAACTGATCCGCTAACCGTTAACTCTGATGAAACTGAAATATCACTTACACCTTCATGTGTTGGATGAGCGACCGATCCGCTAACTGTTAATTCAGATGTGACCGAAATATCACTCACACCTTCATGTGTTGGATGAGTGACCGATCCGCTAACTGTTAACTCAGAGGAAACCGAAATATCGCCGACACCTTCATGTGTTGGATGAGCAACTGATCCACTAACTGTTAACTCAGAGGAAACTGAAATATTACTTGCACCCTCATGTGTGGTTGTACTACCAACCGATCCGCTAACTGTTAACTCAGAGGAAACCGAAATATCACTTGCACCTTCATGTGTTGGATGAGCAACTGATCCACTAACTGTTAATTCTGATGAAGCGGCGATAGCAGCGGCACCTTCATGTGTTATGGTTGTTGTTTTAATAACTGTTAATGAGGGAGTTACAGTATAAACATTTAAAGGTGCCCCGCCAGAAGTATATACCCTAAATGAAATTGTATTTCCATTAAACACGGTATTACTATCTATTTGAAGACAATATTCATACTCAGTCTCAGTATTCCAAAGTCCAATAAGTCCAACAGATCCATTAGAATCAAACTGACCCGTAACAAATGTCAATGTTCCAAGTTGTTGTGTTGTAGCGGCACCATCAGCGACAAATGACGAGTTTACAAGTTTTACATAATTTGAAGATGTAGTAACTGGAAAATAACTTCCACCACTATAGGAGGCATATAAAACCCTCCCGTTCGAATCATTCTTGTTATTAACTTCTCCAACCACAAATCTTAAACGAAATGTTTCATCAACATTCTTCGAAATTGGCGTATTAGCAGCCGCAATCCAAGTTGCTCCAGTCTCATTACCATTATCATTTCTAAATCTATATGCTTTTTGAACAACTGATGCGGTTGCCATGAATTACCTCCTTAACTCATTAAATCTCTATAGTCAAGAGCATCATTTATAATCTTGCTATATGATTCATCATTAATGGTTCTTCCAGAAAGCAAATATCCTTTATGCATCATCCAATCTAATGCTCCATAAAGATCAACACCAATCCATTGCCCATTATCAAAAATATAATAATCATCGCCAGAAGCTAAAAACGTCCCACCAAATGGAGTGTGTTGAACTATGGCTTGAATTCCGATTGTTTCTTTTGGTTGTGCGTCACTATGAGATCCATCAGCATAATAAAATCTTGGAAATTTCTTATCCATATCCAACTCCTATAAAAGAAAATATAGGGAGCCGAAGCTCCCGTCCTTAACTTAGAGTTAGATCTACTTCACCAGCACTAAATCGGAAAATATCGTTTGTATAAACCGTCCGATTAATCGTGAGAGTTTTAAAGAAGTATAAAGATCCGGCAGTTACTGCACTACGAATAGCCATACCAACAACTGTTCCCCAATCTGCTGTTGCTGTTGGATATGTTTCCGTATTTACATTTTGTGTATGTCCATCAGTAGCACCCGGCGCAGCCCACTCTGCTGAACCAAAACATTGTTGTCTAGCGTATGATCCACCAGAAACCTCAACACCACCAGAATCTCCCGCATCGGGCATTGTTGTATATAAGGCTAAATATGCATTGGTTGGTTGAGTAAATGATGCGCCATTAAGAATGTGGTCCAGCATTTCATTAGCCAGGAAATATGAAACGTTTGTTCCTAATGTTATCACAAGATTTCCAGCACCAATTGAAAGGGTATCAAGAGTATTAACTGTAAGGGGTGCACCAAACGACCCATAGAATAGTAAATTTCCACCACTCACAGCATCAAAAATTCCAACAGCCGCAACATCACCCCAATTGGCAGTTGCAGTAATAAACGAAATTATAGCCGAATTTGCTACCGATCCATTTGCTGGGGTTCCAAAGGCACCCGTTAATTGTTTGCGAACATAGGATCCACCGGAGACCTCGACACCACCACCAGCGTCTGCTGGCGAGGTTGTAAATAAAGCAAGATAAACACTTGCTGGGGCAGGAAAAGATCCTTGACGTAAAATGTAATCAATAAATTTTCCCTCTAAATAATCTGACATAACCGCAGTTGTCATTATTGAACTCCTTTAAAATAATTTATGTTTAAACATTTGGAAAAACTTTATTCCAAAGAGCGATGACTTTTTCTGTTAATTCTTCGTTTGTCATTGGGACTGATGGTATTGAAATGACACTTCCATCAGAAACCCAACGACTCTCTAAATGAGAAAAAGTTCTAAATTCATCTAATGGTCGTCTTGAAACATTAACATCCAAATAATCCGCTGCAAATCCCAACTCTTTTCCGATTCCGGTGTTTGCCCCTATCTGCCACATTTCATAATCTTTTCTTGATGGTGGAAGACTTGGAGTGCGTACTCCTCCAAAAATATCTTTTAGGTGTTGGAGGAGTTGCGGGACATAATAACTTGATACTTCCCATTTCGACCAAGGATATTGGGCATGATGGTACATAAATTGATCAAAGTCGTAATAATAATCAAACCAATCGGAATAATCATATCGATTTGAATAAAATTTAATTCTTTTATCTGGGAAATCTTTTTGGAGTTGTTGCATAAAGCGATATGCAGATAATGCAAAGGCACTTGACTTTTCATTAAATATTTTTTCTCCATCAAGTGTTAACCATTCAAAAGCAAGTCCATCGATAGCTTTCATAAATTTATCATACTGAGCCGTCCAACTTGAATGACTAGAAAGATAATGATAAAAATCTCGAACAATATGTGGATGCTCTTCAAGCTCAGCATAAAAGGTATCTAAAGCTGGATCAATATAAATTGTTCCATCTGAAACTCCCGATGATGCACGAACCATACAATAATCGATTATCTCAAGTGTTTTTGTAAATTCTGCTTGATCAAAATCAGCTGCACCATTATAGCGCGAAACATCAATCCCGGTTGCAAGACCAGAGCCAACAATAATATCAAGTATTGATTTGATAGTACTATCCATTAAATAATCTCCTCATCTTCAGCAGCTTCTGCCGCGGCTTCAGCCGTTAATGTATATGGTTCTTTTTGAAGTTGTAGTCGCCATTCTAATTCTTGAATCTGCTTTTCAAAAGCACCAATCAAGAAAGAATTTTGTGGAGGATCAAACAATAGTCTAGTACGAATATAGACATAGGGTTTAACCGCTTCAAGATCTGTTGCTAAATCAAGAAACTCACTCCACTCGGTATCCGAATCTGTCATCGAAAATGTTTCACTTGGTCCAACACCCAATTGATTAAGTGTTAGAAAAACTGAATTAATATGCATAATCAATTCTTCATCAAAAGCTGTATCAACAGCTTCAATACCAAGTAACTTTTTAATTGAATCTAATATCTTCGTTCCCATAAATCTGTATCTCCTTCTCTTCGTTCTGGCGAGATGGTTAATAAATTAGTTTTGTTTCCAAAGTGAATTGCGTTGTGTGTTCGATGCGAAACAACAATCAAAAATTCTGGATCAATTGCAATATCATTACTGTTTTCAAGATCTTCAATTGTTATTGGATTCATATGATGAATCAAAATTTTTGAAAATATTGGTCGATCTAGAATAGCAAGATCACAAGCTTCGTCGCGAGCGATAACATCTTGACGAACATGGCGCCATTCAACAGATCGATAAAAATCTTGATTAATATATCTATCAAATCCAAAAGTTCCAATTCCTACACTTCCACTTAATTTCAAATATTCAAATCGTTCTTCAAAAGTTTTTAATTTTATAAGTTCTGTGTAGGTTCTAATTTTCATCATCATCCCAATTATCATCACTTGGATTAGTCTGACCAGAATATCTTCGCATTGCTGTAAGAGCTTTTGCATAAAGTTCTTCAACTCTACCATGGGCTTTAATTGCTTCTGTTTTTGCAGAAATTAATTCTTTCTGTTGTTCCAGAATTTCTTTTTCAATTTGTTCTTTTGTCGAGGCCAGTTTTAAAAAATGTGTAATTATTTGTGAACTCGCACTACCATCTCGAAGCTGTTGTTCTGCTAGATCCATGGAAAGTGAAATCATTCTGTTCTCTTGTGCCTCTGGTGTTCGTGCAGGAGGTAACTTCTTTTTAGGTTGTGTTATAGTTTTATTATCGGTGGTCATTGAATGTACCTCCTTTCTATTAGATTATGTAATGTTTTGACTACCTTTTAGTGGTACCCTTTAGGATGCTTATTGTCTGAAAAGGAGAAGAACAGTGATCACCAACACCGTTTTGGAAGAAGACCAAGAAAACAACAATAAGCACCCTAAAGGGCACCCTAAAAATATCCCCCGGAGAAATTTTTAAG